AAGACTTCTGGACTACAGAAAATCTAACCCCTTTGCGTACTGCATCGGAGTAATTGTGGAATACCAAGCAATGTTTAATTTTGTCGGTGGCGTACTTCTTGTCGCCATTGGCTGGTGGTGTTGAGGTGGAGGGCTTGGTATCCCAAGGCAATGTTGGAAAGACCTGTAGTGTTATATCGTAACGATTGATTGCCAAAAGCAATGTTATAAGCGCCCGATGTATTTGCGTATAACGCTTCTGCGCCAAAAGCATTATTAAAACTTCCAGTATTACTATATAAAGCAAAATGCCCGATAGAGGTACTAGAACTACCAGTAATATTTGTTCTTGAAGCCTGATAACCAATAGAAGTGTTTTCTGTACCCGTAGTGTTTGAAAAAGCAGCCTGATACCCCACGGCGGTGTTGTTGCTGGCGGTGGTGTTGGCTTGGAGGGCATCTTGCCCAATTGCAATATTGCTACTGCCTGTCGTATTAAATCTGAGCGCGGTAACACCAACAGCGGTGTTGTAGTTACCAGTTGTGTTGGCGTTCAAAGTAACGTAGCCAATACCAATATTTTGCGTGCCGGTGGTGTTTGCGTTAAGTACGCTAATACCAACACCGACTATATCGTTGGCTGTATTAAGAGAAAGCACGTTATAACCAACCGCAACAATATTGTTTGCGGTAGTGGATGCTTTTGCAGCTTGATAACCTATTGCAGTAACAGCCGAGCCAGTAGTAACACCAAGAGCAGCCTGATACCCCATAGCAGTATTACCTGTACCAGTGGTGTTACCGTACAGCGACTGATACCCTACAGCGGTGTTTTGGCTGGCGGTGGTGTTAAGAGCAAGCGCCTCTGCTCCAAGTGCAGTGTTGTAAGACCCACTACTATTACTGCCCAAAGTGCCATTAGTGCCTGTAGAGCTTGCTGAACCAATTGCTGTGTTCAATGTTCCCGTGGTGTTAGAACGTAAAGCACGGCCTCCTACTGCCACGTTAAAACTACATTCACCAGCGGCGTTAAGAGCGTTAAAGCCAATTGCAATGTTCATTGTTGACGCAAGCGTGCTACTTTGCATTGCCGACCTACCAATAGCAATGTTATATGTTCCAGTTGTTAAAGCAAACCCCGCCTGCAAACCGATGCCAATATTATTAAAACCAGTAGTCACCGCAGTTAATGCCCTGTCTCCAATAGCTACGTTCCCAGCCGTTCCGGTTCCTACGTTTTGCGCTAATAGTGCTTGATAGCCAATAGCAATAGCAGAATTACCGCCTGTTTCAGAAGCCAACGCACTTGCACCAAATGCCGTGTTATTTGTTCCAGTAGTGTTTGCCGCCAACGCACTAGCACCCACCGCCGTGTTGGTAGCCACAGCACCAGCGCCTCGGCCTACGGTGAGTCCTTGAATTGACCCAGCACCCGTAACCGTAAGCGTTGACGATGCGGTAAGCGTAGTGAATGCTCCAGCCGCAGGAGTCGTTGCGCCAACAGTTCCGTTGATGTTGAAGCTGGTTGCAGTTCCTGTGATGTTCGTTCCAACCAATGCGCTTGGCGTTCCAAGTGCTGGAGTGACAAGTGTCGGAGAGGTGGCTAAAACATTGCTGCCCGTGCCTGTGTTGGTCACACTCACTACGTTCTTGCTTGCGTCCAGTGCCAAGGCTGTAGAAGCTGTCAGGCCAGATAGGGTGGTTGTGCTGCTAGCGCTCAGTGTGGTGAACGCGCCTGTACTAGCTGTTGTTGCTCCAATGGTTCCGTTTATTGGGCCAGCAAATCCACCAGCAGTGATAGTGCCAGTAACACTACCAGCACCACTAAAAAAGAAATCTTTAAACTTAAGACCGCTGCTACCAATGTCAACAGTGGCAGTGGTTTTAGGCAACATTGTCGTTGCAGAAACAACTACATCCTGTGTCGGCCCCACCTTAGTAATAGGAGCGCCATTGGCTGCACTACCATCATGGATATGTCCAGTGCTGCTATTAAAGGCAGCAGCTACTCCATCAAACTCTCCATCCAAATCTGATGCATTAATAATATTACCATCAGCAATATTGTTAACTGAGTCTACTCTTGCGTAACCTGTCATAGTTTTTCCTTAACGTCTATCGTGTGTTGAATACTCTAATGTAGCAGCATCCAAAGAGAAAGGAGGATCTGTGCTTTCTGATGTGAATTGCAGAGATACAGAGAATCCCGATCCTATTACCTGTGTCTCAAAAAGCTTCTTCAGTTTAGTACCGTATGTAGTTGTACCATATTTTGCTACGCTTGTGCCGTAGATTCCTACAGAAGATGTTACATTACTCAATGTAATTAGGCTGGGCTGAACACTTCCAACGGTATCAAAATCAAATTTTAAATTAGTGTTCACTGACACACTTCCCTGTGGGTCTGTGTATAAAAATAGCTTATACATTGTCTTTCTGATTCTTGCATCTTCCATAAACACAAAAGGAGTTGCAAAAGAAGCAATGATGTCAGAGCCGTCTAAAGTGTTTCCACTTTCCATTTGGTAAACATAGCCGTCTGTGTTAGCAAATAAAACAGTTTCTATTTTATTGTCGTAATAAGAATCAGCTACATAGGCTTTGAATCCAACAAGTTCTGCCCAAGAAATATTACTAGTGTTATCACTAGTCATCTGCGTACCTATGATTCCCCTAGAACTAGCAGCCTTAGTGTTTGTATTAAATCCCAAAAGCCTGTATTGAGACTTCTGTTTTATAACTACACTAGAGAAGCTGGTACAGGATGAAATAAGATCAGTCATTTCAGTCTGGATAGGTTTAGACACCAACCCTAAATTGAAATCGCCTACTCTGTCTGTCAAACCAAAAAGCCTTAATCCATCTGCGCCTAAGAAAATTAAATCTCCACCAATCTCTTGAATAGTATCTGAGGATATGCAACCAACATTCCTTGTCACTGGCTGTAAAACAAAATCAGAAATTGTATTTCCTGTTAGCTGGCTAATTGTTCTTTCAGTGAATATAACTAAAATGTCTCTAAAGACAATCAATCCAGTAATTTTTGCTCCTACAGAAATAATACCTGAGCCATTGGCAGCCGTAAGATCTGTATCAGTATAAGGGGCAGTGAATATTAAACTGTGTCCAACAGCAAAGAATAGTTGATTTTTATGGAAGACAACAAACTCGGCTCCTTCAACATCTGCAATGCCAGTTACTTCAGAGAAAGTTGTCCCATCAAAAATGAATGGGTAATTGTAGCCATCAACACCAGCAATTTTTTCTGTGGTTCCAATTCTGTATTTAGTTGTTCTTATTCTTTGTGCATTGCTTCTGTCTAAGGATAACCAAGTAACTGCTGCATTATCAGCGGGGCTAGAAGCTAGGTTGGGATTTATAGCTACAGTGGCTCCACCACTTGCTAGTGTAGCGTTAGCCGTTACAGTATAAACTTTCTCTATACCAGCAACACTGAAGGTGTCACCAATCCTAGGAGCAACAGTTAGTCCGTCCATAGCAAGAGAAGCGCCTGTCTGCCCTGCGCCATTAACTAACACTGTCCCATAGGAAGGCTTGCTAATTTTAGTCCAAGCACTGCCTGTAGAGGAATATATGCTTCCGTTCCTGCAAGCAATAGCTCTGCTGCTCCAATAAGCTACACCCAGCACTGTCCCTACATGGGAAGTGAATGTGACAGCAGCTTTGTCAGCGGGGCTAGATGCAAGAGAAGTTGTTAGAGTTAGTGTTGCTCTCTTATAGCTGCTATCATAAGATACCCCACCTGTTGCAATGGTGTATGTACCAGCCACTCCAGCAATAGTAAAGGTTCCTCCTTCTACAGGAGTGCTATAGATGTTGGCAATTACTAATGTAGTTCCTGTTTGAGCGCTTCCGTGTACTAGAGGTTCATCATAGGCAGAAACAAAGCTGCTAGAGAGTTTAGTAAATCCCTCTATTCTTCTGTACCCGCCATTAATAGAAGGCTCAAAGTTTTTAAGAATGCGGGCGCTACCGGGGAGCTTAACACCGTGTTGTAATGGTGAAAGATTAGATACGAGTCCACCAGCAAACTCAAAGGCGTAAGTCTTCCAAGCGTCTGCCATATTATTTAACCCTGTCCCCGAAGGATCTAACGGAGTTACTAGCAGGAATAATCATGCCCGATCTTACATAGCTGTAACGATTGACGAGCATGCTACGCATACGCTTTATGCCTTCTTCATATTTCTGTTTGGACATGTTAGCAGATTGCTCATTGCTTCTGAACATATAAGCGTAGAACATAGCACCGTCTGCAATGACATGTCTGAATCTTTCAGGAATATCAGGAACATCATCATAGCTCTCTAGATCAACAGGTACTCTGTAATATTCATACAAGAGTTCATATGCTTGATCAGGGGCTGGAACAACACCGTATTCTAGGCTAGGTGTTTGAAAGACAAAAGTAGGCACTGTTCTTTTGTTTGTATCTGTGGTGTATTCGTGATCGATGTATCGGTCTAGATAGTCTTCGTATGAGATAGAAGACAGTTTAATTGTTCTGTTTCCAAGAGTGGCATCTTCTTTAATTCTAAAAGAATCATAGTCAATTGTATTTGCATCAGTTGGATATGCGTATCTGATTGTTCCAGCAGATAGAGTTTCTTCTGCTAGTACATGATTGAAAGGCCACTCATAATGGGTATGATTGATATCACGAATAGCTGTATTGATTGAGTCTTTAACCTTAGCGTAGAATCCTGTGGCTGTAGAGAAATTGGAAGAGGTAAGCTCAACTTCATTGAAGCTTCTGTTTACTTCGTTAGTTAAGTCAAGAAAATTGTAAGCCATATTATTGTTCCTTAACTCTAAGTCTTATCACACGCTCTACAACATTTCCCACATTGTCAGTGATCTGGCAAGTAAATTTGTATTCTGTGTTATTTGTGCCTAGTCCAAGATTGATGGTGGCAACATCTCCGCTAATTGTCTGGGCTACATTCTGTATCCCATTCACTGTGTTGCCAGCAGTGATGGCTGTCTTAACTCCAGAAGAGTTGTCCACATACCAAACAACAGAACTAATAGTGGCAGTGCCTAACCATCTAGACCAGTCTACACTGAAGTCAAGAATTTCATCTGGATCTTTATTAGGCCATCTAAACGACATTATTTTTCCTTAAGCTACTAGCACACTTCTATCTGAAGAAGTTGTCTTTCTATACATGTATGCTTTTCTTGGTAACAAGGACACATGAGATGTACGCATTCCTGTAGTGGATCTAGCCTCAACATAAACTTTCCTAATCTCCTGTGCCACCATCACTGTCCTGTCTTTACTGAGCGTATGTCTCTCAACATATACTGTTCTGTTTCTAAAATACTGAGAAGCGACAGCAGCATAATTAAATGATGTAGTAGTTATTGTAACACTACCAAGCTGGGTTATACCAGATACACCCTCAAGCGGTATAACAATACCAACTGCTATACTGACACTTCCAATACTCGCCGTAGCTGATACACCTGTTACTGCTGCAACAGCTTTTGCCACCACCTCAACAGATCCAATGAAGGCTGTTGCATCAACTCCAGTTACTGAAGTGACAGCCTTAGCTGCTACTGTGATGCTGCCTACACTGGCTGTGGCTTCCACTCCAGTAAGTGGAATATTAGCAACCCCTATTACAGATAAGCTACCAACGCTGCCTGTTGCTTCTACACCAGTTACAACAGCAACGGCCGCAGCAGCTATTGTTGTACTTCCTACATTTCCTGTAGCCTCAACACCAGATACTGGAACAACAGCTTTAGCTGCTACATTAATACTTCCTACGCTGGCTGTAGCTTCCACTCCAGTAAGTGAAGTATTTGCAGCAGCAGCTACAGATAAGCTACCAACGCTGCCTGTTGCCTCTACACCAGTTACAACAGCAACGGCCTTAGCCGCTACAACAACACTACCTACATCTACTGCTGCTGAAACTCCCGTAAGGGGAATGACAGCTTTAGCAACTACAGTGATGCTGCCTACGGCGCTGGTTGCTGCTATTCCATCAGGAACATGAGTAACACTAGTTACGCCATAACTTACAGCACCATATCTCCCTATGCCATATCTGGCTCCAGAGAGTGTAGTTGTAGCCACAGGACTACTCCTTAAGCAATTCTTACAATTGCGTTAGTTGCGTCTGCTACTGGGAATTGGACAACGAAGTCACCGTTGGTGGATGTCTTATCTCCACCAAAAGAAATTACAGCAACTGCGTTAGTTGTAGCTGAACCACCATCAGTGGTGGTGTTATAAATCAAAGCACCAGCAGCAGTGATAGTTGCGCTGGAAAATGTAGCATCTGCAAAGTCAATGAATGCTGTAGTGCCACTAGAAGTGGGGTCAATGTTAGTAAGTGTAACTCCACCGGCTGTATAGCCTGTACCAACAACTTCGTTAGTGGTGGTGTAGGCTGTAGTGGAAGCACCCAGAGTGGCAGCAGAAGTGAAGAGAGCAAGCTTAAATGTATGACCAGAGGTTACATTGAAGTCGTGCTTTCGCTCAAGAAGCTCCTTCTTAAAGCTTGTGCATACTGCGGAAGTAATAGCCATGTTAGTCCTTTAGCAAAAAGAAAGGGGCAACCTCTTGTGGAAGCTGCCCCTATTCAGGTAGTTAGCGCTTAAGCCAACTGTTCACGATCTACCGAGGCAGGGCCAACTCTGTCTGCTGCATCAACGATGACAGCAAACACACGGATGGAGCCAGCGCTGAGAGTTGTAGTCTCAGTGACAAGCAGCAAGTCCAGCGTATCAGCAGCTTTGGTCACGATAGGATAACCCGCAGTAGCTGGTGTTGCATAATCACCAACAGAGAGAGAACCTGTCACACCAAAGGCAGAGACGTAGGCGGCGGCGGTTACACCAGTAACGCCCAAGCTCACTGTGCAGCTACCTGTCACAGCAGATGTAATCTCAAAGCCAGCAGCCAACACAATGGATTGTGCGGGGATTTGCAGAGCTTCGATGACATCAGCAGCGGCAAGTGCCGAGCCTTTTGCTGTTACAGCCGCAGCCAAGCTAATGGTATTTTCAACCACATAGGGCATGTTGCGGACAGAACGGACAGGTGATGTACCTGCACCGACAGCGTTAGAGAGAGTGGTAATAGTTGCCATTTGTGTTCTCCTTAAGCAGCGTTATACTTAGCAGTGACAATTCCCTCAGGACGCAAAATCTTGCGACCATAGAGGTGCATACCACGCACGATGTCAGCAAAGCTATCGGGGTCACGATAGGTTTCTGTCTTGGTGATCTGCTGAGCGGTTGCAACGGCAGATTGATGACCAGCAACGATCACACCAAAGTTGGAGTTCTGGTTAGCCGAGCCAGTAGTACCAGCGCCAGTACCAATCTTAGGCAGATTGTTGGACACATACACTTTGAAGCCATGCAGGTTGTTCACCACCAAACCGTTTTGCAGACCAGCACCGCCGAAGTCGCTGTTAAGCAAACGGCTGTCTTCGTCTTTCAACAGTTCCATGAAGATGGGGTCAACGATCAACCAACGACCTTGCGAGTCAACAAACTGTTGATCAAGCAAACGATTCATACGGGCAATCACCATCAGAGGAGAAGCCGTAGCCGTAGGCAGAGCAGTGGCTCCGGGCAGACGAGCAGCCAAGGGGATGGAGTGATCGCCAGCGGAAGCAGTGGTGATATTACCGAAGTCGCTCTTCTTCAATACCATCGAAGCCAACAGTTCGTTAGAACCAGCTTCGGTCAGTGCCTTAGTACCGGGGAAGGTAGTGCGGGCTGTGCCTGCTTGAGTGTGCTTAGCAGACTGCTGAAAGCCTGACAGATAACCCAAAACGTCTTGGTCATACTGGTCACGGATGCGGTAGGCAGCGCGATCAGAAGCCATCTGCATGAAGTTGACATGCGAGTGAGCAGCTTCAATGTCATCAATCTTGAAGGCGTAGTAGTTAGCCTGATCGACAACCAGCGTGAAGTCTTCGTCATTCAGGTCTTGTGCAGTGATCTGTGTGCCACGGGCGTAAGACTGAACGCTAACTTCAGGTTCTTTGATGATTTTGACACTATCGCCCATGTTGGCAATCTCGCCAAAATAGTCGTTGTTGGTCACAGCTTCAACAGTGGAAGCCTTACGGAATGCAAGTTGTACTTGCTTGGAATAGATTACGGCACTAAAATTACCATTGGGTAAATTGCCGTAGCCTGTTGCCTTGGGAAATGCCATGATATTTCTCCTATAGATAGATGGGCATATATTTAAATACGCTGACCTAGTTCCACAGGGCCAATCATGCTAGGTGAATAAACATAAGCCTTCTAGGGGGCTTACCTTTATTGGCTAGATTATTTGGGTAATCTGCTCACTGACAGTTTGCGTTACATTCCTTAGTGTTGGTGGTGGTTTTGCAACGGCAGAAACACTAAGAGCAAGGCTGAGTTAACAACCTTGCTCAAAGTTATATCACACTTTTAGTGTGTGTCAACACCTACCGCGCACCAGCGCTTAAGTCGTATACAAATTTACCCGTCTTAAGAGCTTTGGAGATGGCTTCTTGGTTGGCTTCATACTGATGAGAAGTCATAGCATTCACCTGTGATTCATAGAATACACCCTCAGTGTCTACATTAGCTGGGGCAGATCTGCTGTTTCTGGTGGACACACTCTCGGCTGCGCTTCTGTTATCAGACTTCTTAGCCTTGCCAATTCCCTTGTCTGCCTTATACAGATCAATGGCGCGGGCTGCTGACTTAGCGTCTGAGTCATTCTCATACAGAGCATTCTGAATCCAAGTGGGTTGCTCTTCTACCCAGCTATGAAATTCATCACTTTCTTTGATGGCTTCAAAGTCGGGGTGAATACGAATAAGTTCAGCCTCAGCCTTGTCTCTAGCTGTCTGCTGCTCTCTTTCATCCAAAACTTTAAAGCGATCAGCCAGTTCTGCTGATTGCTCTTTAGCTTTTTTAATGGCAATTGTCTCCACAATACGGGCAACCTCAGGATATTCGTTTGCCCAAGCAGCCAAGTCTTCTTCGCTGGTGGGAAGCTTAATCTGATTGGTGGTGCTTTTTTGAAGCTGTGAGCGAAGGTCATCAATCTCTTTCTGAAGCTGAACCTGCTGCTTCTGAGAATGGCTTCTCAGATCGCCATAGCGCTTCTTGAATGTCTTCTCTTCTGCGCTTAGATTGCTGTCATCTTCTGAACCAGTGGGAGTGGGTTTCCCTTCTTTGTTTAGATCAATGAGGTTCTTAAGCTCTTCTTCCTCTTGAGTAATGCGTTCCTGATTAGCATTGCGGCTAGCAAACGCTACTTTCTGTTCCTGTTTTTCCAATACTGCTTCTGTCATAAACTACCTTTAAGTTGGGGCTTGTCTGTAGCCGAATAAATCGGGGAGTCAGGTTAGCCAATGATGGTGGGTTATTATTGAATATCTACCAGCCCACCACTGGTTTAGATATGTATATTATATACTGCTATGCTAAGAGATATTATTTCTTAAGTTTTTTAACAAAACCGCCTTTGGCAAAACCGCCGCCACCATCTCCACCACCACCATCTCCACCACCACCATCTCCACCACCACCCTCACCACCGCCATAGCCGCCACCCTCACCACCGCCATAGCCACCATCGCTATCACTACCGCCATAGCCGCCATAGCCACCATCGCGACCCTCACTGTCGTTATTATCAGAAGCGCTATAACCAAAATCGCCCCCGCTGTAGCCACCATCGCTATCACCTCCTCTAGATGCTTCTGCTGCATCCGCTTCTGCTCTAGCTGCTTCTAAGTTTCTTTGGTTAGCTGCTTCTCTATCAGCAGCGTCTCTATCCCTAGCTGCTTGGTCTGATGCTTCCTGTTGTCTAGCTGCTCTATCGGCTGCTTCTGCTCTATCCGCTTCTGCTCTAGCTGCTTCTAAGTTTCTTTGGTTAGCTGCTTCTCTATCAGCAGCTTCTCTATCTCTAGTTGCCTGTTCTGATGCTTCTTGCTGTCTGGCTGCTCTGTCGGCTGCTTCCGCTGCATCTGCTGCCGCTCTAGCTGCTTCTAAAGATCTTTGATTTGCTGCTTCTGCCTCTGCTTCTTTTCTGGTTCTCTCTGATTGTTCTGCTGCTTCAGCTTCTCTAGCTGCTTTATCGGCTGCTTCTGCCGCATCTGCCGCTGCTCTAGCTGCGTCTAAAGATCTTTGATTTGCTGCTTCTGCTTCTACTCTATCCGCTTCTGCTCTAGCTGCTTCTAAAGATCTTAGATTTGCTGCTTCTGCTTCTGCTGCTTCAGCATCCCTAGCTTCTTGATCTGTTTCTGTAATACCCCTCATTGTCACAGTATCTATAGCTTCTTTTACAGAGTATCCTTCTTTCACAAGACCAATAACATTGTTATACTCACCTGCTGGAATACTTCCCTCTACTCCCGTCATTGAAAGCGTAGCAGCTTGTTCAGGAGTTAGTCCATCGTCTATTGCTTTAACAACATTACTCCACGCCCTTGGTTCAACTAAATCTGCCAGTTCTTTTGGCATTGACATCACATCTTTATTAGCTGTGTTCCATCCATTGGTAATACCAACAAGAGCATCAAGCGATGTTTTTGCCCCGTAGTTGCCATCAACACTTTTACCAAGGGCAGTCCCAGCAGACAGAGAAGCAGCATTAGCAGCAGCCACGGCAACCTCCTTAGCAGATTTTCCCTCCATTGTTGCTTTTGCTGCGGCTTCTTGGGCGGCTGTTACATCTTTTGGCGCAAATCCCGCAGCCTCTAAAGCAGAGGAACTTATAGCCTCTGCGTTAGCCTTCGCCATCAGTTCATTATTTTTCTTGATGGCATATTGACCTCCCAATGATACAAGCGCACCAAATGCAGGATTTAAAAAACCAAGACCGAACCCTAAAGCTCTAGCTATGTTTCGATTTGTTCCTCCTTGAATGTCTCCAAATCCCTCCACTCCTGCATCATTCACCTTAGTCTCACGACCACCACCACCTTCTGTATCTGTTGATCTTTCACCGCCACCTCCACCACCAACAGGAGTGGTAGGCTGCTCAACAACAGGTGTTGTAGTGGGCGGTGTAACTGGAGAAACCACTTTCTTTTCCACATATCCTTTTGGAATAGGTAGCAAAGGCTTACCATTAATGAATGGAATATATCTAACTGCCTTTGTTTCAGGATCTTCATACTGCACCATCTTAAAGCCCTTAATAGGGGCATCTTTGTATGCAGGATCGTCTTTCACCACACCACCTTCAGCAAACTCCTGAGGCTCATTACCGCCCTTGTCTAGGCCAGAAATGATTTCATCAATGCTAGTAGAAAACTTATCTTCATCAACAGCGTCACCATCAACTTCCTCAGCATTACCCATCTGCCCCTTGCTCTCCATTTCTTTCAAGCCTTCTTTAGCTGCTTCACGGATTTGCATCAGCTTATCCAAACCAATGTAGCGAGTTACATCAGCAGGGAAAACAAATTCTCCGGGGCTAAGCTGGGCAGGGATATCATCTCTAACCTCTTCTTTTAACGAGCCAGCAGGAACATCGTTACCACTAACAGGATCTGTAGTTCCACCCTCTTGCAGCATGCCACCAGTAGCCAGTAAATCATTTGTTCGCATTTATTTCTTCCTTGAGATATTTCAATTGACGAAGCGCAGTTATAGCTCCTTGAGCCTGATAGATTTCACGCATATCTGATGCCTGTTCCAACTTTCGTTGCTGCTGCTCAATATTAAATTCAAGCATTTCACAAAAGCCATTCCACTGGTTGTTGTTAGAAACCAAAGCTTTTAACTTGGAGAGATAAGATTTATCCTGCATTGCCACTGAATCCTTGTTCGCCGGGAGCAGGAGCCGCACCAACACCTATGTTGCCACCACCACCGCCGCTCATGTCTGCAACGCTTGGAGGCCCAGCTACGCCCTGTGGAGGAGCGCCTTGAGGGGCAGCACCGGGAGGAGTTCCGGGAGGCGCTGGAGGAGCATTCTGCTGGGCCAAGAACGCTTGCTTCATAGCCTCATCCATGTTGTTAGTTACCTTCTCTGGATCCAAGTCCATGCTCTTAGCAATTTCACGGATGATGTAAGGAAACTTAGCAAACGGAGCAAGAGAAGGCTGGCTAGCAATCTGCAAGAACTGCATCAAGCGCTGGCTTCTAACTTCATTAGCCATCAAGCTCTCTGTGCCTTTGGCAGACACTTCCAAGTCGCCCTTGATTTCTGGATCGTAATCAAACTGCATATTGAAGTTGAAGAACGCTTCTCCTAATGGAGCAAGCAGGTAGTCATCAACATTCTTAATAACTGTTTTAATATTACCACTGGCAGCATTCATCAACATGCTGATGCCGCTGGCAGTGCGGCCTACACCTGACACTCCCGTTTGACCGTGTGAGAAAGACGCAAGTCCTGTAGACTCATCTGCTAGCTGCCTAGCCTTGTCAAACAGTTGTAGGTTTTCATTGGACACATTTGGAAACTTAGTACCAAACAACGACTGCCCCGGAGCACCACCTTGTCTGCGGAACACCTTGCCGGGGTAGACAGACAAGTCTTGACCGGGAACAAGGTTGGTTTCATCAATTTCGAATATCAAGTTGCCAGACAACACAGCATTGTCCACAGCCATACGCATGAAGCCATTCATCAATGTCTGCGTATCATCCATGTTCTCGCCAATGCCAACACCAGCAAGGGAGTAGGGATTGAGTTCGTAGGGAACAGCGTAGTAGGGAATGCGTGAGGGCTTGAATGGGTTGAGAACAAGTCTCAAGATTTTGCCGTTGCAAAACCAGATGTTGGCCTGTAGTTCTCCAGAGTCTTTCATGTCCTCAGGAACCACTACGTCATTGTCTTCCAGCAACTCAATGTCTACATTGCCCCAGTATTCCAGCACTTCAAAGCGCTCAACTCCAAATGTAGGAGCGTAGTCTTTTAAATCGTCTTCCCAATATTTCTTTACATAGCCTTCGCCTTCTTCAATGATTTGGTCAATGACATTGGCGCGGAAGTGAGGACGTTTCTTCAAAGCCCTCAGTTGGGTGCGAGACATCTTGTGTCTCTCAATGGTGTATTGGCAATCACCAGTGTTGTTGGCATCAGGATCCCAATAGAAGTTCCAGATGGAAACATGGGAAGCTTCTGGTACTGTCTTGATTGTTGGCTTGTATTTACCGTCAGCGTCCCAGCTAGGATATTCTTTGTTTACAGCAAACGGGCCTTTCATAACGCCGGTGCCAAACAATGCCATCTCAAAGGCTGTGGCGCGAAGATGCTTAGAAGCTCCTGTCTCATCTAGCTGGTCATGGATTTTCTTCTCCATCTTCTTAGCGGCCACCATAGCAGGACTGAAGGTGACGGAAGAGGGTGTAACTCCCGGCCCTTCTTTTAAGTTGGGGATGTCCTTAAGTTCATCCTTCATTGCCCCAAGCATTTCCTCTAGATTGTCTAGAGTGAAACCGCTCTTAATAGATTTACCGCCTTCTTCGCCAAAAGGAATCTCTGTTTTTTTCTTTTCTGCTGGGGGTGTCTTATCATTAGGATCGAAATGAACACTCTCTACAACACCATCAGGCAAGACAGTGGGGTCTACACTAAGAGGAAACTTATTGTTGGAAAACAATACTTCAATGATTTGTCCATAAGCAGCCAGTGTCTTTGTCTTAGTAACTTTAATGAAGACACGCGATTTCTCATGTTCAGTGAATTGAACATCAGTGCCGTAGATGCCACGATAGTTGCGATAGGCGCGTAGCCATCTAGCTTCGTCTTGTTTCCTGCTTGTTTCAGAGCGAGTAAAGCGTTCTTCCACATAGGCAATAATGCCACCACCCTCAGAGTCAGTATCTTCCACTGACTTAACATCGTTAAGGGCTAAGGTTTTATCTCCTAGCGATTGTTGCTTCTCTGCCATATTATTCCTTAATTCAATAACCAAAAACTGGGTCTGCCACCTTCATCCCATACTGCTTGGTATTAGCTGGGTCATAATCAAACAAGCTGCTACGGGGGCGACTCATAATTCCATAGCGAATGGCATCATAAAGATGGTCTTCCGCTTTCGTGTCAATGTCCTCTGGATTTCTTTTATCCAAAGGGATAATAGGAAGCTGGGCTATTGTGTTTATACAGTTACTAGTTATAACCATTCTTGGCATATCTGTAAATGGATCAAGTTGTAGCCTTCTATGCAACTCGTTCTTCCCCGAAACCCTGCTTCCTGCGCTTCTATCGGAGGGTCGCCAACGACATCCCTCCATAATCATCTGTTCTGCTAGGGATGGCCCTGTATCACCACGCTTATGCCAGCAGCTACTGTCCAGCACCCCGTATCTCATAGTGCCATCGTTTGCTTCTGCCTGTATCACCATCCTAGCTAGGTCTTTTGCCAGCACCTTTGATACATAAAGCTCACGATAGATGACCAATTGCTCACTTGGGGTGACAGCAAACCATACAACAGCGCTATAACTACCATATCCATAATCACAAGCCCTAAATTTAACCCAGTTATTCGGAATATCAAAGGGTTCTACCACATGTATGGCCCTATTAAACTCAGGAAACGCTGCTCCCTCTGCAATATCCCAGTTTCCTTCCAGTAATTGCTTGCGTTGATGCTCTGGAAGGGACAACAACATGGTTTCGTAGTCGCCTGTCTCAGCTAAATAGGGGTTATCGGACAACATTGCGGGTATAAACCTGCGTTTGAACAGCGGTTGTCCCTCTTTGGTGTGTCCTTTTGGATAAGTTAAGGTGGTGGCAGTGTCAATGTCGGTGGCCCAGAACGATTTTCCTGCTGGTGCTGGGTCAATAAACATCTTCTTCACCCAAGAATGCCCCGGCCCACCCGGATTTGTGGTGGCTCTCATGTAGATGGGCAGGTCAGCAGCGGGAGTACGCAGCCGTGACCTCATGTAGTTCCATGCAAACGGGGTATGCCACTGGGTTAGCTCATCAAAACCAATCCAGCTAAATGCCAATCCCTGATAGCGCAACACATCTTCATCTCTGTCTAGATAGGACATCCACAATCTAGCACCAGAGGGAGCTACCCACTGCATCTTCCGCTCACTCCACTTAATGTTGGGATATATTTTTGGATATATCTCTTGGCTCTTCCAGATAAGTTCGCGGAGTTCTTCTGTTGTGTGGCGTAACAACAAACCAGAGAATTGGGGGTGGCCTAGATAGCGTAGCGGATCTGCTAACATGGCGTAGCTTTTGCCACCACCGGCAGCACCACCATATAGCACCTCACGCTCTGAGGCAGATAGAAAATATGTTTGTGGCCCTGCGTTGGGCCTGAAGATGATGTTCTGTGTGGGAGTCTCAGATATCACCACTTCGGAAGCTGGAGGAGATGTTTCTATAGTGGTCGGACTTGAAGTAGCTTCCTTCTGTGCCGATCCTCTTTTCGTACTCTTCGGCCTTCCTAAGGGCTTCTTCGTACCGCTGGGCAAGGAGGCGGTAAGTTGAAGATTTTCTCCTGTTCGACTGTTCATGTTCTATTCTACTCTTGAGTCCTGCGTGAGAAATTTGTCTACCAGATGCTTCCGTTAACCAATCAGCAACCTGCCTATACGAGTATTGCTTTAGGTATTTCTTAGCTTGCTCAAGAGCGTCTAGCTCTTTAGGGATGGGGAGAAGCCACCCCTGATTTTCTTCATCCTTCTTATAACCAAATGGAACCACTCTAGAAAGCTGAGGTACTGAGACATACTCCTTACCTCCCTCTGGCTGTGGCAATATCCACTTGCCAGCGGTGCGCTCATACATTAGTCTTCCTCGGATCTGTCCTTCGCTGGCAATATCATCACACCATTCATTGCCTCTACTTGCACCTTGTCTGTCTTCACATGACCGGCTCTATCAAGCATATCCTTAGCAGCGCTAAGTTTTTCTTTGAGGCCCAATTGCGTAGGACTTTCAATGCCACTAATTATAGCACACGCAGCGCGTGGAGCATTCATTGCAATATATAGTGTGGTGGCTTCAGCAATCTCTTCTTTCAAGGAGTTGATTAGTTCTTTGGTAGAATAGCCTTCAGAGAATCCAGCCAGCCGCTTAGCAACAACAGGATTACCTGCTGCCTCTTCAAACAACACCTCTAGGAATTTCTTCTGCTTATCATTTAGTTCTTTTGCCATTATCTGTACCTCGCTGTTTTAGAAGCAACAGCTTTAGGCTGAGCTACAAATTGTTTACCCTTAGCTTTACCTTCTCGCTTAGCCTTTGTAGTGGCAGCGTACTCCGAAGAAGAGAGAGCTTTAATGGCAGCTTCTGGTAGGTAGCGCTCCCCTGTCTTAGAGGAGGGCTTACCAGATTTAGTTTGCCATTTCTGATCGCCCCAATCCTTCAAAGATTTCTGAGAGGCTTTCATGTTTTGTAGCCACCACCAGCAGCTTTGTATTTCTTAGCCACAAGCTGTGCTTTTCTTGCTGACCATTGACCAGCGGCAGTGCCTTGAACAGCAGCAGACTTCACCTGAGACAATATCTTCTTTCTCAGAGTTGGCTTAGTGTAGGGAGAGGCTTCGCTCTTAGTTGTTTGTTTTGTCATATCATTGCTTCGCTGGATCAAAATATTCATCTACAGATATTACAATATCAAAATTATTTGCTGTGTCTGTGAAAGCAACAATCTTATCCTTTTGATGTAGAGAAAACACATTTCCACTTAATACATTTAAAGAAGAACTTGCTGTCATGTCATGAGCGCTCAACAAATAATCGTATTGACTAGAGTCATCGAAATAAATCTGAATAGATATTTTTTTGTTTGCTGACGTTCCAGAGGAGACATGTAAAAACTTAACAATGGCAGAGAAGTTGTTAGGGCAAGTATATAAAACTTGGGCGCTAGCGCCCGCTGCTGTAGCAGTGATGCGCTGCCCCTCCGTCTTAAACTTAGTTGCTGCCTCAAATGGCATAGCTTACTTCTTCTTCTTCTTAGGTGCTGCTTTAACAACACCACCATGTGCCATCTTACCCACGCCATCAGCAGCAAAAGCAGGTACTTTCTTACCGGCTTTTTCAACCATAGCCATACCACCAGCAGCGTAGCCCTTCTTAGCCATACCACCAGCAGCATATCCCTTTTTAGCCATACCACCAGCAGCCATCATTTTTGCATTCATCATTTCGTGTTGTCCTTGTATAGGTTGTTAAAAGTTTCATTAGCATCCATGTACGAATCATCCTGTTCCGCACAATGCACCCACTGGCTGGGACGGAAGTCTGGCGCTCCCTCTCCAACACTCCAATATGCTGGACTAGTAACTCTAACTCTGTTGTTAGGCAGCGCCACTATATTACCTGTCCACTCTCCCGCATCCGTCAACATTATCACATGGCTCTGTTTGTGCTGTGCTGGATCTTCTGCAACTTCACTCTCAGCATAATCAACCGTAAACAAATAGCGCCCTGTATGAAACTCATTATTAATCTTGCACAACCACGGCGAGGGCTGCGCTCTATCAATACGAATGATGCTATGGTTGTAAGAGCTACAATCCCAAGGCTGAGCCAAATGAGTCTTCATTCGCTCAGGCCACTGATCTAGTCGTATATCTCCAACTAAAGCTGTGATGGGCATCCTAGCCCACATAGCACCACCATGTACATTTGACTCACTACCATCGTCTGCCTCACATCCAGTGAATATCACTTGAAAGCTAAGACACCTATCAGGCATTGTTGTAACAGCCACAGCTAATGCGTGTATGTACTCCCCCTGATAGTTTTGATGTCCGTTGGTAAACTCTTTTCTAACCCAACACTTGAAGTAGGGGATGTTGCTTGTCAAATACATCTAACAAATTTCTCTTAAGTTACTTCTTGCCCTTAGACATTCCGCCTTTGCTCATCATAGCTTTGCCCTTAGGCTTAGCCATGCCAATGACAATCGCAATAGCAGGGGTCTTAGCGCCTTTCTTCACAGCACCACCCTTAGCATACTTAGGCGGGGTGTTAGACTTCGTAGACCCAGCTTTGGTTTCTTCGTAGGCTTTGGCTTCCAGCGCTGTGGCCTTGTCCAAATAAGCATTACGCACATCTTGAGGCAAAGACTTATCTTTAGCCTTCTCTCTGTACATTGCCACTTTTTCTTCTGGTGTTGCCATATTATTTCTTTCCTTTAGAACCAAACACATTATGGGGCTTCATAGAAGCACCAATACCTTGATTGACATAGCCGCCTTTAGCATAGGCTTTCACCATACCACCCATAGGGCTAGCATTACGTCCACCCATCATTGGGTCTTGGGGAGAAGGTGCAGCACCTCTCTCACTTCCCTCTCTTGGCCCCGGCGAACCTATGTTTGGCATTGGCGCTGGCATTGAAGGGTTTGAAGGATTTCGGTCATTAGGCAGAACTTGTTTTTGCCCTAGTTGCGGTTGATTCTTTATGTATATAGCTTCATCACGCGCCCTCAACTTTTCTTGAATTTTCTGTATGTTCTTAGTTTTTGCTTCAAGTTTTTGTTGTTCCATTCTTTGAGCAGGATTAAGTCTTTTTTCTGAACTGAGAACTGCCATTCTTTGATTTATGAAATCAAGTTCAGGTTGGCGGTTTTCAGTAGCCTGTCCCTTAAAAGTTGGAACAGATTTTCTTGAAGCGTAGGGGCCAGAAGCCATATTATTTCCTTTAAAAACTACTCGTAGTTATATCACCATTTAACCTTATCAGCCCAATATCCCGCTGACATCTTACCTATCGCAATGTTCTTAGCATGTCTATCTTTGAAGGCTTTGTTTCTAGCTGAGCCATCAGGACTGCCTTTAACACCCTGCTGTCCAAAACGAATAAGCTTAACCTTGTCCCCTTCTTTGGCTAACACAACATGACTCTTAGTGGGATGCGATGGTGTAGCCTTAGGCTTATTATACCCGCTAAATGTTTCTGTTCCTCTTTTAATTTTCATTTGTTATTCGCTAACAGAAAACCTGCTAGTTCCTTTTCTGTCATTCCATCCCTCTTGCTTCATTGCATATTCAACAGCATCAAGAGGGAACCAATAACCTGTACGCTTTTCTAAAGCAGTTCTAACAAAGTAAACATCACTATGTGGGATATGCACTGTCTCAAGTTTATCATTATGCATAGCTATATAGATCTGTGACATTACGGAATAGGGTGGAGAAGATAACAATCCCTTAGCATCTAGCTGTTCTTTTGTTTTTAACAAAAAGGAATAGTCTTTCACTGTCGATTTCATAATGTGAAATTATGGCATAAGTGCTTTAAGTGGCATAAAAATTGCTTATATAGAGAAATTAGCTATATCATAGCTAATGTATACATCAGCTACTATATAGAGGAAGAATAGTAACATAGCCAAGATAAAGAGTTTAGAGATAAGTAAAGTAAGAAGATTGATTCTGCTTTATCGCTATTAGCGCTTACAACGCTATCAGCATCTGTGAAGAACTTCATAGCCCCCCTACCCCCCACAGACAGAGGTATGACACAGATGATAGCACAAAGCAACAAGCTGTGCAGGGATGTGGTAAAGAAACAACACATACAGGTGTTTATTGCTGACACTCAATTCAATCTGCTTAATTTTTAGGCAGTTGCTTTGTGTTGTTGGAAGTGCTTTCACTGTCAGCATCCCTTTCCATTGCGGAATGCTCAGCAAGCCACTCTATCAGTCTTTACAGCCTCTTTCTCCAACAGCCAAGGGCTAAGTAGCCTGTGCCTTGTTTTTAGTTGATATGGCTGTGTAGCCCTCCAACTATAGTTGCTAATCTTAAAATCCCCTTCTGTGGGCTAGGCCATACACAATAGCGCCATACCCCCCGGTGGCCCACGCCCGCCCCCACCTAGCCGCGCACACGCCGCCGCGCAGGGCTGCGTAGGGCTGCGTATAGGGCTGCGGCTGCGCTGAATTCATTGTCTTTGGGAGTCAATGGAGTCAGGAAATTGCCTTGACTGCATTAGGATTCAGTTTTGGATTCAATGGAGTTAGGCGATTCATTTGAGGATACCTAAATTCACCTCAGT